GTACGCGGATGGATGACCCTTGGCGTCGGTCGACTAACCCGGTTGGGTGAGTCTGTCGGGTTGAGGCTGTCCAGGTGCATAATGACCCTTGGTGTCGGTCAACTAACCCGGTCGGCTTAGGGCGCTACACAATCGCCGGTGGGGGGATGGGGGCGGGGTCCGCCCCCATATATACCCGTGGTCGCACCGTAGCCGGATCGTGGTGTAGGTGGGCCTGCTGTTCATCTGGTGGTAGTCGCTCGACCGCTACCGTGATTGAGCGCGGCCAGTGGGCTGAGCAGGCCGAGAGCGTATCGACCGTGCTCTGCAAAACCTTTGCGTTTCCTTGACTATTTCCTCGCCCGGAGAGCGACGCCGTTTCGCCCCCAATTCGCTGTCTGTAGTCGGGGGGGGACCCCGCTTGCGGGGGGGGCGACTACGTTTTGACAGCGAGGCCGCACGTACTGATTTCCTTCCTTACTCCCTTAGGGGGTTGCTTTTGGTTTTCGTTTTCATCTAGTGAAATAGTTGCTTTGACGTAATGGGTAAGTCACTGACGTCGCCAAGTTTGGCCCTTGCGCTGTCAAGGTATTCTGCAATTTCCATCGGTCTCGCTCTCCTTATGCTTAGAGAATAGTTCCCTTTTGGGTGCTTGACAATGTGCGCAATTGGACACAGTATTTGTGCTGTTCCCATTTGGGCACATTTCAATAACCTACTGCGGGAGTCAAGTAATGAGAGTGACAGTGATCGGTGTTAAGCGGATGTCGGGGGTTGGCAAGGAGTCGGGGCGGTCGTTTGACTTCGCACAGGTCCAGGTGCTCATGGCCATGGAACAGGCCGATAGCAAGAATTTCCAGCTGCGCGGCTACGGCTACGAAACGAGCAAGCTCGATCTGGCCATTGACGCCCTCGATAAGTTCCGCGACGTGCGTTTCCCCTGCGTTCTGGATTTGGCGATTGAGAACGTTCCTGGCCGTCTGGGTATGCGCACGGTGGTGGTCGGCTTCCGTCCGACCGAAGCCAAGGCGGCGGCATGATGTTTGCCCGCGACCAAGGTCAGGGGGTGTGCGCTGAAGTTTTTTGGCTGCCGGGTCCAGAACAGCGGTGCATCTGCGGGTTGCGTGAGGGCCGGGTGCTCGATGCCCTGATTTCCGGCGGGGGTCTTGATGCGTGCGAGGAGCTGCCTACGGGGTCGTGGGTGCGGGATTCTCTTACGGTCGGCGATTTCATTTATCCGGGTGCTCGGCTTCGCCCTGGCCAGATGCTTGGGTCTCTTTGCTTGCTATGAGCGAGTGTATCGACAGCGTCGGCGCCACCCGTATCGGCGCCCTACCCTGCTACGTCGTCCTGGAACTGGAAACGCTCTGCTTGAACTGCCGGCATGCGCGCAAGCTTGAGCGGTGGGGTTCCGGCAAGGCGCAGTGCTCTCGCACATGGCTGATTCATCGGGTTGAGCACGTGTGCGACGAGTGGGAATTCCTTGGCGTGCGTGAGGCGTGCGGGGCGTCGGAGAACGGTACGTGACAGTTACACGTACCGAAGCGGCCAGTTTTGGCCAAAAGTCTCTGTTTGAGCCCGCTTTTTGCCCTTCTTCGTCTGAGGGGCAAGCGTTGGCCGGCGGCGAGGTTTTTTGTGATTGGTTGAGCATGTACCAGGACCACCTCGACGGCGGTCTGCCGGTGCTCAACGACGGCTACGTCGTCCGTTTCGGGTCGGATTCGTTCTCGACCGCGGTTGATCCGATGACGGGCGAACTGCGTCCGGTGTTCGACGCGGCGGCTGCGGAGTACACGCTGTGTAGGCGCATCGAGCATGAAGGGTCGTTCGACACTCGTCTGAGTGTGCGCTGTGACGGCGTGCGTGTCGAACTGTCCGGCAATGTGGGTCGATTCGGTCGGCGGGATAACCTTTTTGGGCTGCCGGTGCTTGAAACCATCGATCGGGCGAACACGATTCTTTCGGCGCTCGGGCTGCCACCCTTCACGCATCATCTGCGCAGTGTGGGCCACGCCCGCGACGAGGGCTTCCACCGGTCGCACAATGCGGTGATCACTCGCGTCGACCTGACTGGCAACTACGCGGCGGGTGATCGGGAGTCGGCGTACAGGGTTTTGCACTGGATGTCGGGTCAAGGGATGGCTCGTAATTCCGGCAAAAACCCGCGCAATTACGGAAATGGTGTGACGTGGAATGAAGGGTCAAAACGGCATTATGAGAAGCTCTATTTCAAAGCGGATGAGCTAGGAAAATATTGTGATCCGTTAGTGGCTGAGTACTGCGAATCGAACGGTGTGTTGAGGTATGAGGTGTCTTTGAAATCCAGAGAACTGGCGGATAGAAATTTGCAGAATATGGTGTCGTGGTCGCGTGTAGATAATCGGGGGTTGCGTATGGATAATGTTATTTATGGTGAATTTGCGGAGGTATTATCTCGCAATCACGTGTCTGTAATGGAAGTCCGGGATATACCGGGCAAAATCGGGCTGATTGCTCGCAGTTATATCAACGGTGAAAATCCGTATGAAACTCAACCTGCTGCGGTTCGCACTCGGCGCAGGTGGCGGGCGCAGCTTTTGCCTTACGGGCTGGATATCGCGCAGCCGTGCGATGTCATGCGCTTGTCGACGCGTATCCGGGTGATCGAGCTTCAGCCGTTGCGTGCGCCGTCGTGGTACGACCGTGCTGCTGCGTAGTGACGTATCGGGAGTGTCGCGCCTCAAGGGTCAGCCCTTGCGGGGCAGCAATCCCGCTGTCCTTTTTTCGGGAGTTCTTTTGATGTTCAAGAAACTTGGTAAGTTTGCGCCGGTTGTTGTTTTGGCTGCCTTGGTGGGCGAGGTTCAGGCGGCTGTTCCTACGGCGGTGACGGATGCGATCACCGCCGTGGAAACCGATTCGGTTACGGTGGCAACCGCCATGATCGGCGTGATTGCCGCTCTGCTGGTTTTCGCGTACATCCGCAAGCAGCTGCACTAATCAGCCTGGGCTGGAGGGGGCGTCGTGGGGTATCTGGTAGGCAATCGGTGTTACGGTTCGGCGGGCGAAGCGACGGATGCCTATTACTCGACGACGCGCCCGGCGTTGACGCCCGGCACGACGACCTATGAGTCGTATTACAGCGTCGTGTCGGGGTCGTGGCAGCAGTGTCGGTCGCAGATCACTGCGCTTGGTGTGCGGTCGGGCAATGTCTGTGTGCCGACGGCGTCGCTGGCGTTCAAGGAGTGTGCCCCAGAGGGGTATTTCGCTGACGGTCTGATTTTGGGGTGGGCCGTGGCGGGTGTCTTGGTGGTGGCCTGGGGGTTCGTCAAGGTGCGTGAGGCGCTGCGGTGAGCGGTTATCTCGTGGGGTCGGAATGTTATCCGAATTCGGAACAGGCTCTAGGGGCGTACTGGCGGGAGATGGGCGCCGAGTGGGGTTTTGCGCAGTCGGGGCAGCCGTATCAGGTGGCGGTGTATTACGCGGTCATGCCGGACGTTTACCCTCCGGTGTTTTTGCGTGTCGAGTTGCTTCCGGACGGCACGGAATATGGGAGTAGTTATCAAACGGTGCCTGTGATCGGTTTGCCGGGTTGCGACGTGGCGGCGCAGGGGGTGGAAAGCGGGGCCTTGGCTGGCTACTTGGTGGGGGGTGTGGCGTGGGCGCTGGCGTTCGCGATTGGGATCGGGTGGGCTTTGAGGGGTCGTCATGGATATTGATCTGTTGTATTGGGTGGGTTTTCTGATGGTCGTTGGGCCGGTGGCGGTGCTGGCGTGGCGGCTGTGAGAGCACTGCGGGCTGCGTTGTATTTCGCTGTCGGGATACTGATAGCGGCGGTGTGGTGTGGGGCGGCGCTGGCCGTTGATCGCATTCCGGCGATTGTCCTCTTTCCGAGTGGCACCTATGCCGCGCAATGTGCGCAACATGTGGCGGCCGCGATAGCGGCGCACAATTGCCCTGGTGATGCGGTGGCGGGCACGGTGGTCGATTATCCGGGGAATTATCCACACAAGATTTGTCGCATGACGTGTGAGGGGCAGCCCTATGGTGATGCTCTTGCAATGGCGACGATGGGGTGTCAAGACCCTGCGGTGACTGCCTATGAAGCGGACGGGGGATGGTGGTGTGCGTTCGACGCGGCGACCGGGTGTGCGGCGCTGGCGTCGATCGAATTGCCGGATGCTGTGGCGGCGGGGGGTGCAACGGAGTCCAGCCTGATTTCCGGTACGGGCACGACGCCGAGCGTGTGTCGCAACGGGTGTGCGCAGCGTGGGTCGGCGCAGGGTTGGTCGGCGGCGCAGAATACTTGGTGGGCGGTGGGTCCGTACCGATTCACCGGGGAGCCGTGCGCTGCGGGGTTGCCGGAGAGTGAGCCGGATACCGAGGACAAGCTGTCGCCGGAAGCGCAGTGTGCCAAGACCGGGCAGGGGTGGGGTACGATCAACGGCACGGTGATCTGCTTCGGCCAGGAGACGACCGAAACGACGCAAACCAAGACGAGCCAGGAGGGCGAGGGCAAAACCAGTGTCGAGACCACCAAGGTTTGCACTGGCGATCAGTGCACGGTGACGACGAAAACGACACATACGGGGGGTGGGGCGTCGGGCACGGAGACTAACGGCACGACGACTCGCACGTCGACGGGTGATCGGGTGAGCCAGGGGACGGGCGACGGGGACGGAGCCGGGGGGGCCGACGAGGACAAGAACGCTTGCCGGGACAATCCGTATGCGCCGGATTGCCTGGGGGCTCCGGCGGTGCAGGGCGAGGTCGAGGAACAGCAAGCCGGGTCGGAGGGGATTACTGCTGTGGTGGTGGGGGACGGCACGGGGTTTTGTCCGGCTGCGGTAACGATCTGGCACGGCATTACGGTGCCGTTTGACGCGGCGTGCGATCTGGCGGGGATGCTGCGGCCTTTGGTTATCGCTTTCGCTTGGCTGGCGGCCGGCGTGTATGTGGTGGGGGGGTTGCGCAATGGGTAGTCTGGCGGCGTGGTTGCTGGCGATGGCCGGGCCGCTGGCGGTCCGTGTTCTTGCGGCGTTGGGGGTCGGTTGGGTGAGCTACGCCGGTTATCAGCTTGTCGTGACGGCGGTGGTGTCCGGCGTCGGGGGGCTGTGGGGTGGTCTGCCGGCGGCGGTGGCGGGGCTGTCGGGGTTGTTGGGGTTGACGACGGCTGTTGGCGTGATGGTCGGCGGCGTTTCTGCGCGGGTCGCCCTGGTGGTGGCCAACAAGGTGCTAGGCAAACTGGGTGGTTAGCGGGATCACTTCCGGGCTCGTGCTCGTAACGGGGGCTACCGGGTCGGGCAAAACCTGTCTGGTCGTCGGCTGGTTGGCGCAGGAGCGGGAGCGGCCCTTGTATGTGATGGGCGTGCCGGATTTGGCTGTGCCCCATACGGCTGCGCCACCGGTGGCGGAGTGGGTCGAGGAGCGGATCAGTCCGGAGGACGAAACGCTTCGGCTGCCGTATTTCCGCTTTCCGACAGATTCGGTCCTCGTGCTGGACGAGGCTCAACGCGTGTATCCACCGCGGGCTGTGGGGTCCAAGGTGCCAGAGCACGTCGGGGCGCTGTCGACGCGACGGCATACGGGGCTCGACGTGGTGTTGATTACGCAGCATCCGAGTCTGATTGATGCCGCTGTGCGCAAGCTGGTGACGCACCATTACCACGTCCATTCGACGCCTTACGGGGCGTATTTGCTTTATTGGGTGGGGTGCGGAGAGCCGAGCAACAAGGCGAGTCGTGACATTGCGGAGCGCAAGCGCTACAAACCGGAGGCAAAACACTTTGCACTCTACAAGAGTGCTGAGGCTCATACGCGTGTCAGGCGGCGCGTGCCAAAGGCGGCGATTTTCGGCGGGGTGCTGGTCGTGGCGGCGGTGGTGTTCGGGGGTCTCAGCTATCAGCGGATGACTGCGGATCGTAGCGTGGTGGCGGAGGAAGCGATCGGGTCGCCGGATCGTGCCGGCGGGGGGATCAAGCGCGAGGTGAGTTCGGGGCAGGCGGAGGTGCTTGGCTACCTGGAAGCGCGCAGGCCGGCTGTGCCGGGTTTGGTGCATACCGCGCCGGCGTATGCCGACGTGGCGAAGGTGGTCGCGGTTCCCTATCCAACCGGGTGCGTGTCGACCTCGTCCAGGTGCGTTTGCTACGATCAACGCGGAGGGGTGTATCAGACGACCGAGGCGGTGTGTCGGCAGTGGATGGTGCGGGCTCCCTTTCTGGATTTCCTGGCGGATGCGAAGTCGGCGGGTGAGGGTGAGAGGCTCAGGCCGGTTGGTGAGCGCACTGCGGAGCCAGCGGGGCGGGCCGTACCGGTGCATGTATTGGGTGGCGCGTCGCGGCCGCTCTAGCGGTCGCGGCGTGCCAGCCTTGCGAGGGGGCAAGGGAGTAGGTGTAGCAGGGGTGCGGTGGTAATAAGAATAAGGGTATGATTCTTCTTATTATTGCGGTTGTCATATCCTGAATATGCATTCGGGGTATTCGCAATCCGGGTACGCGGATGGATGACCCTTGGCGTCGGTCGACTAACCCGGTTGGGTGAGTCTGTCGGGTTGAGGCTGTCCAGGTGCATAATGACCCTTGGTGTCGGTCAACTAACCCGGTCGGCT